GACTGTCGCCGGCTCACCGGTAAGAGCGAACGCGCCGTAGGCTGCAGAGAGCTTACGCCCTTCCGTCAGGACTGCCGGCTCGCCCGTGAACGCGAACGCGCCGTAGGCTGCGGAAAGTATGATTGCTTGCTTGCCGGCTACGACACCAACGCCGGGGATCACATAACTCCCGGAAGCATCCGTGACGATGACGGACCGCCCTGCGAACGAGCCTGAGAGAACCCGCGCGCCCATCTCAGGTGATCACAATGACAGGATTGATGTAGACCGTCGTGCTGGCCTTCCCGAGCATCACCCGCCCACGCACCCGCCCCGCGCGCTGAGGCGTGAACGTGACCTGCAAGTGCTGGTAGACCGGGGTCGCCGGAGAGCTGTTCCATGTCGCTGTGGACGTGGTGACTGCAGCGGAAGAGGTCAGAGCGGTCGTGGGGCGACTGTTGGCGACCGTGACCAGCGGTGTGCCTGACGCACCCATGTACTCCAGCAGCAGCCAAATGTCGTCGGTGTTAAGAGAGGCGCTCGACACGATCTCGACCGTGGCTGTCTTGCTGACGCCCGTAACCAGATTTTCGACGTCGAACCAGAAAGTCTCCAGCGGAGCCACCCACTTGTCGATCTTGGTCGAGGCGGAGACCATCTTGAGGCTGAACGCGCCGATGTCATCGGTCGCGCCACCCGTCAAAACGATCGTGCGCTCGGTGGTGACGTTGCCAGCGATCTGCGCATGATCGTTACGCACAACCGACCCATCCCAGCAATTGACCATCTCGATGATCGGCGCGTTGCCGCTGGGTGTTCCTGCCAGCAATGTGACGCTAGAGGCGATCTTGCACCCCTCCAGTAGGATTTTGCTGGAGCAGGTAGCGCTGTTGGCGTAGGCCAGCGTGCCGCTGTAGCCGCTGAAATCGACGCCGACGCAGTCGATCAGGCTGGTGGAAGTGCCGAATGTGAACAGGTTGGTGACAGCGGTTCCCGGCAGAGGGGCGGCGGTGTTGATCCATGTTAGATCAACCGAGACGCCGAAGTTAAACGTCTGCGCCACGTGCGCGAAGGAGATCGACGTATTGTCGAGAATGATCTCCGCGTAGTCTGCCGCCCACACTTTGTACAGCGAGGTCGCGCTGGAGATCACCAACGCGCAGTTTTTGAGGTAGAACGAGCCGTAGTTCACTTGATTGAAGCATATACTCCCGGCCGACGCCGTCAGCGTCAGCCCCTCGATATGGACTGGCTTGGCGCTGTCGAGGTACAGGGCTTGGAAGGTGATCGCCGCACCCGGGGTCAGATCGGCGGCAACCGGTGGCACCGACCCGGCGCGGGTGACGCTGAGTAAAAACGTAGTCAGCGTGGTCCAGCTGCCGGTGATGGTGGAGATGAAGTTGGTTGAAGCCGCCGTGGTTTCGCTGTGATCGCTCGACAGGAAAATCTTGTCGCCAGCGGTAGCAAAGGAACTCGTCAAAACGTCGGTGACGGTCGAGACATCCCCTGCCGCCCCGCTCCAGCCATAAGTGTCGCTGTTAATCGCCGTGAACACCGCGCCATTGGTGGTCGTGCCGCCAAGAGTAAAGCCCCATGTCGGCTCCGTGCCTGTCGTCGTCCCGCCGGTGGTGCAGCGATAAGCGATCCTCTTGCCAGCGACAGCCGCCGTCGGCCGGATGATCTGTCCGACCGTGTAAAGCGTCGTCCCCGCCCATGCGGGGATGGCGGCATAGGCAGCACTCGATACATACCAATTAGCCATAGGAGCCTCCTACGGCTAAGCTCAAGTCAGCTGGAGCACGCCTTGGACACTGTCCAAAGTCACCGTGAAAGTCTCGCCTGCAGCCAGCGTCACCGCCGAACCGTAGTCCCAATAGCCCACCAAGTTGCCTGCCGCCGCCGTCGAATTATAGAGCGCAGCATAACGGAACGGGCCGATCGAGCCGCCGGCCGCTGTCCACGTCGCCGGATTGGCGAGGATCAGCTTATAAAGCCCAGCGGCTTGGGAGCTGGACGTCAGAGCCGCGGAATTGCCGCCAGCAGTATAGCCGTTGCCGGCGCTGATCTCGGTGAGGTCCGTCTTGACCGCGTTCGTCGCCACCGGCGCAGTGTTGGTCAGGAGGATTTTGAGGGTGTCGGACCCAAAATTGTGAACATGGTTGCAAACATCGGCGACCATGATGTTGAATTTGTTGAACGCGGCCAATGTAGCCTCCTGTGTTTCGTGTTGAAGTTATGCCACAAATCAAGGCTTAGCGCCAGTTACCGAAGTCGGTCAGGTGACGTGTCGCCAAGTCGTTTGCTCTGATGCCGAGCGGCATCCCAAGACCCCTCGCCTGCGCCGCCTGCTGCACCTGTCTGGTCAGCTGCATTGGGAAGCCTTGGAGAGGTCCTACCATTCCGGGGTTGTTCTGGGCGTACTGCCGCGCCTGCTGCATCCAATAGGCTTGGTCCCCGCGCTCTCCTGTCGACTGAGCGAGCATCAGATGCCGGTCAATGTTCCCTGATCTGTAACTCCGCTGAGCCGTCAAGCCCTGCTCCGCCTTCACTGCCTCGTCGTAATCCGCCTTACGCGCCGGCTCGATCCCTACTGCCTGCAGCAGGTTTTCCCAGTGCGCCGGCTGGATCGGAAGTGGCGTCCCGTCCTTGTTGATGTAGCCGTACTTCTCCGCCCGATAAGCTCCAACCATATCCCTGAGCGTTTCAGGCAGGATTTTCTGGAGGCCAAGCATGTAGTCGCCATTCATCATGTCCCGCGCGCCCAGAGCGGCGTTTGTCACATCTCCGAATGCTGCGCCAGCCATGGACCTCAGCCAGTCATGCTCCGCGTCCTCGAACTTGCGCTTCTCCTGCATCATCCGAGTGAAGGGGATTACATGCTGGAAGCCGAGTTCGGAGAGGTCGATCCCAGCAAACCGCGGCAGCCCGCGCGCAACAGCCGCTCCAACTTGAGGCCCGAACACGCTATCCAGCCAGTGCCGGTAAGACGCCTCGACATTAATGTCGTCCCTTCCGGTGAGCGCCGAAGCGATCTTGTCGTAAGCGCCGGACAGGAACCCTGCCGCCGGGAGCCCGAGCGTACCGGCGAGCATCATGGTTGACGCGGCGTGCGCCAGCAGAAACCTGCCGGACTCGATCTGGTTGGCCTTGCGCTCCTCCGGCGTGGCTCCGACCTTGCCAAACAGCCCGTTGAGTTCGCGGTAATATTGCGTCAACACACGGGTCTGAAACGCGGTGAAACTCAGCATCAATGGCGTCGCCTGCCCGAACGGGCCGGACTTCCCGGTGAGACGAGAGGTAGCGGAGGACGAGTAGTCCTTCTGTGACTGTAGAATGGACCGAGAGACGAAGTCCTCGACCGACGGCGCGAGCTTCATCTGCTGATCCTTCGGCAAAGAACTATAAAGCTCTCTCGCTGCAGCACCTGTCCAGATGCGAGGAATAAGCTCGGTATAGCGCCCGATAGCGTTCGCCCACCCAACCATTTTTGCGGTGCGCGGATCGCCTCCCTCGGCCGCGGAGGTCATCATGTGAGTGAACGTGCCGCCGGTATAATCCCCGTGGTTGGCATTACGCATGTGGAACAGCGCTTTGTCCGCCCCAACCGCCTTGACCAACTCGTCGTGGCTGAACCCGCCTGACTCGCCATACTCTCCCCCGATAACGGCGCGCGTCACCTTCATCGCCTCGTCGAAAGTCTTAGCGAGTGTTGGAACCACGACCCTATAGGGGAAGTTCTTGACGAACTGCGGCACCGTAAACATTGGTATCTGGCTCAGCATCATCAGGCCAACACCGGGAGACGAGCCTATGTGCGCGGTAGAAACCGCCGCCAGCGCCGTATCAAAGTATGGATTGGACTGTGTCCACGCTTTTTGCGCCTCACGAGTGATGATCTCGTCCGCGAAACGCTGCGCCGCCGTGGCGTTGCCATTCGTCATCGCTTCCGGGTCAGACTTCAACGCCTTGACGCCGCTACGCAAGGACTGCAGATTGGCGGCAATATCCGCACGGGTGCCGTAATCCGCCACCGCGCCAGCGCCTCTGAGCACGCGCTGGTTAAACGCCTTGAGCATATTCTCATCGAAAGCGTGAACGCTATCGCGCTTTTGCAGGCTCTTGGCCAAGGAGTTGTCTGACAGCACCCCCATCCATTGCCGCGTCAGAGCCCCGAGCGCCTGCGTGTGCGCCTTCGCGTAAGCGGCCTTGGTGACATCGTCCGCGTCCTCTGGAGGCTCCGGCAAGCGCTCCTGCAGCGCCGCGATCTCTCGCGCCAGAAACTTCGGCCCGACACCGGCCATCGCTACGGGGTCGTCGATTTTGCCGGACTTGATGGTGCTCTCCCCACCATCTTCCTTGGCGAAATGTCCTTGCTTCTCCAACTTGAGGAATAGGGCTGCCGCCTGCTGCTGCTGAGCAGCGGTGTCCACCCGCAGGAAAATCCGATCGGAGGCCAAATCTTTTTGCACTGTCAGACCATCGAAACGAGCCTCTTTCAGAGCGTCGGCGATCGCCGCAACCGAGACAGGGTTAGGACGCCCGTCTACTGTGGCGATGCGCCCCCCAGCGAAATAATCGCCGTTGCCGTGTGTGACCGGGAAGTACGCCGCGCCCTTCTCAACCTGATCTATTCCTTTGCCGACCAACGCCAGCTGCGACACAAGACCTTCCTGACTCCCGGGCTTGTCCAGCACGAGTTTATCAGCGAGATCGGTTAGCCCTTTGAGCCGCCCCTGCCAGAACTTCTCGGTCTCTGCCGGGCTGCCGTGGATCGCATCGGCGTACTGGAACTCCCGCGACGGGTTGACGACACCCTTCATCGACTCGGGCGACGCGCCCTGCATAAAGTGATGAAGCTGAGACGCCAGCTCGGCATACCGGGTCGCCCTCAGTGTGGTGCGCGCGGCCTCATAAACGTCCAACGCCTTCATCGAACCCGCGTCTCGATAGTCCTTATTGGCCTCCAGTACCAATTTCTGCAGATCGGCCGCGTTCGGCTCCTTCTGGAGCCACGTATGCTCCGCCCAAGTCTTTGCCGGGTCGACATCCCATGCCGACCAGCGCATCAGCTTATTGATCTGCTCCTGAGCCTTGGCTGGAAGCGCCGTGATGTCCTTGATCGCCGATGCGCCGACCTGCGCCATGTTAGATGCGATCATCCGCCGATCGCGGTTGAACTGGTCGTGAACCTCTCCCTGCCCGAGGCCATAATTTTTCAGCTCCCAACCGATATGCTGCATCTCTGTGGCATAGGCGCGGGCCTGCGCCATCGTCTCTTTCAGGCCGGGTCCCAGCTTCTCAAAGAACGACATAGGGACGGATTTGAGGTCCTCCCGCATCTTGTCCACGATCGGGTTCATGCTGCGCATGACTTCGTTGGCGTGAGGCACCGAGCCGGGGACCGGCTCACGCCCCGGGATCGGATCGCGGCCATCGGTCAACTTGAGCTTGGCGGTCTCATCCATCACCCGCCCAGAGATGTCCAGCACCTGATCGAAAGCATTTCTCAAACGTGGCTCGATACCGAGCATCCGCCCGAACGTGTTCTTGATTTGTTGCCACAAGCCGGGGCTCTGCGACTTGAGATAGGCCTGCACGTAGGGATTGGAGTGCGACTCAGCCATGAACTCGCGCGCGGGCGTGTCCCCCTCCCCCGGGGCGTTGAACGCATAGGCCAGCGTCGGGTCGGCCTTCACCTCCGGGGACGCGGCATCGGAGATGCGGGAGAATACCTTCTTGAACACCCGCCAGCCGGGCGAGTTGGCGTCGGCTGCGGCGTTGGACAGCGGATGGATGACCTCGTGCAGGGCGTCCCGCGACGCGCCAGCAGTGCGGTTGAAGGTGATTGCGCCGGTGCCCCTGTCATACTCCGCGTTTGTCGACCAGAGCCCCCCTGAGCCGTCGTCCGTCCCAAGTTTCAACGGCGCTTTGACCCCGGTCTCTTGGGCGCGGCCGAACAGCCGCGCGGCAATCTGGGACTGGTCTCGATCTGGACTGGTGTTGGCAATGTGGGCCAGCACATGCTGGATGTCGCCGCCGGCCTGCACCGTGTCGATCACTCCCTGATCCGGGGCGGTCTCCTCGACGCCAGCAGCCGATCGGCTGTACTGCTTGTCATCACGACGATGAGCCAGAAACTCCTCAATCGAAAGCGGCGACCCACCTTTCTTGAGGGCCGGAGCGACGAGAGAAGTCTTAGCGGTTTCGACAGGAGCTGTCGTGTGCGGAACGGTCTCTACCACGCCCGACCCGGCCCCCGCCGCACGCGCCGCAGCGGGGTTCACCAGTGGCTTGTATATGTCTCTCCCCAGTGCTTGGGAGCGTATGTTCTGCTTCCCCAGAGCATCAATGGTCTGCCCGAACTGCGCATTATCTCGGATGCCCTCCGCCTCCTGCGCATTGGCCGCAAGGATGGCGTCATTGCTGCTCAACGTAGGATTACGGCCTCTGGAGGAGTCCTCGTCGGTCTGCGCCGGCAGCTCAGTGGGCTTGGGAGCCTCAGGAGGTTTGGGAGCTTCAGGAGCAGAGTTCAGAAACTCATGCGCCTGCGCCGGCGTCATGTGTTTGATCTCGTCCGCCGTCTTCCCACGCGCCCGCATCTCCGCCTTCATCTTGGCGGTGATCATGAACGGAATGCCGCCATCCACAGTCCCGGCGGCCGGGGGCTCGGGAGGCTTGGGGGCCTCAGGCGTCCCTACCGCCGCGACCTTGCCATCCTTGAGCCCAAGTGTGCCCTTGGGGCGCTCTACCGGCCCTGCGGTCGGTGCGGGGGCCTCCTTGGCCGCCTCCGTCGCCGGGTCGATCCACAAGAGATGGAATTTGTCTGTCCTCTTGGGGTTAGGGTTGCTCAGCGCTGCATCGCCTTCCGCCTTGATGTCACGAGGATTGTCAAGGTTCATCAGCTGCGCGGTCTTGTTCTCCCGCATGGACCAGAGCGCGGCATCCAGATCGGCACGCGGGATGTCGCTCAACTCCTTACGGAGCGCGCTGAGCCGCACGTTATCCTGCGCCGGCTGCCCGGCGAGCTTGTAGAACGCCTGCTTGATGCGGTCCTCTACCGGCCCTGCGGTCGGTGTGGTGGCTTCTTGGACAGGTGCTGGTGTTTCGGCTGCGCCTTCGACAGGTGCTTGGGCGGGGATTTCTTCAGGACCCGGTCGGGGAGTTTCGTTCCCGACGGTGTTGCCTTCTCGAACTCCGTCGACAGGTCTGGCCGGTTCTCCCGTAGCCATCGTCTCTGGGCCTCTGACTTCAGCGGCATTCTTGGCCTCCCTTGGCTGCTCAATAACCTGTCCGCTCTTGTCAATGATGCCGGACTTCAAGGCCAATGCCTCGACCACAGGGTTGTAGCCCTTGGCTCCGCCGCTCTGGATGCGGTTCCGCACCGCCTCGACCCACGCTTGGTCGTGCGACAATGTCGGGTCGGCCTGCATCAGGACGACCGCTTCCTTGGCAATATTCCCGACAACCTGCGTCGGCTTGACGTTTGCGCCTTTGAGTACCTCCCTCAGCTGTCCCTTGACGACCTCCGGGTTCGCCTGAACCGGCAAAGGCGCGGGAGCCTCTCCCGCGGTGTCGAAACCGGGAGCCTGCGGCCCGACATACCCCGGACGATCCTGAGGCACGCCTGCCGGCGGCAACGGCTCCTGCAGCGGCTGGCCGAAGAGTTCGTTCTGATAGCCCACCGGAGCCTGATTGCGCTGATCGTAGACCCCAAGGCTCGGCCAGACATCACCCTGTGGACTGACAAACCCACGTTCCGCACCGGGCGGCTGGTAGGTCAACTGCCGAGGAGGCTCGGGAGGCGTATAAACCGGCGCGCCGGGCAGCACTTCAGCCTCACCCATCCGGCGCTGCTGGAACGGCAGGCCCGGGTCGAGAGGGGTCGGCGTCGGCGGAAGAGGAGCCTCTTGGTTCCCGATCGTGGCGTCATCCCACCGGCGCTGCTGGAACCCCGGAGGACCTTCAGCAGGGACTTCAGGGGCCTGAGCAGGCGCGCCTGCAGGCTGCTCCGGCGGAACAGGCGTATCCATCCCGTGAGGCTTGTTTCCGCCGAGCGCGCCGCCAGCACCGCCGAACAGGCCGCCGATCGCGCCGCCGAGCAGGGCGGACTTGACGATCTCCTTGGCACGATCCGCGAATGGGGTGGTGGGGTCGGCGAACGGCTGATTGAGCGCCGTCTGGACGCCCGCCTGCAGCATATTGGTCGCGCCGGCCGCCGCGCCGCCGGTCAGCACACGCTTGGTAATGCCTCCAGCAAGCCCTTTCTCCGCCAGACCACGCAACTGCGTCGGCATGATCGCGCCGACCGCCGCCTCAGGAACGCCGACGCCCAGCGCCAGCGCCGCCTTGCCTTGATCAGGGCCTCCGTTGGCCAACTGCTCCTGATAAGCGCCGCCGGCCATAAGCGGATAGCCAGCCAGCCCGCCGCCGATCAGATGTCGAGCCCATTCTGAGCCGGCCGCTTCCGCAACTTCTCCAACCGCGCCGCCTGCGCCGCCCAAGAGCCTCGGCACAACACGCCCGAGAGCCGCCAGAGCCGCAGGGGCCTTAGCCGGAGCCAGAGCCGCGCCGCCCGCCATGAACGCCGCCAGTGTCGGAACCGCCTTGGCGACCTGATACCCCATGCCGGGGACTGACCACGGGCTGCCGGAGTGATCCGGTCCACCACCGAACTCGTACTGCGGCAAACCGGCCGCCTCTGACGCCGCGCCGAGCCTTCGAGCCCAGTCCTCGCCGCCTTCGGCCAGTGGAGTGATGCCGGTCGCGCGGCCAACCGCGCCGCCGAAACCTGCCAACGAGCCCCCGAGCCCGAGCACGCCAGAGGAAAGGCCCGCGACCAACGGGTTTGAGCCCATCGCCGGCTCAGGGGGAGGAGGGGCCATCTTCGGCAGCGAGTTGAAGAAGTTGGCGTCAAAACCAGCCATTTTACTTATGGTCCGTCAGAGAAAGAAGGCTGTTGAAGAATGTGCCTAGTTGTGAGTTGGCATGTTTACGCACGTTGTACTGGTAGATCAGTTGCTGGGCAACATCTCCGTTGGCCGGGTCAGCACCGAGCGCCTTGAGCTGATCCGCCGGGAGCTGCAGGGTCCTCGGATCGACGACGACATCTCCGTTCTTGTCCTCGGAAACCCCGTGCATAGCTAGGTCAACCTGCCCTCTTAGAATATCCGTCGAGAGCCCCTTGGCTTGATGCACCGGGTCCGCAGCCTGTGTCATCTGCGGAGCGAATGACCCGACCATATGCGCGACTTGGTCACGCGAGAAGTGCCCCGTCCTGATCAGGCCGGAGAGTTGAGGCGGCAAGGTCTGCAGGAACGCCTCCCTGTCGGACATGGGCTGCTGCGCGGCTACAGCTTGCTGTGCGACTGTGCGCTGCTGCCCCCCGCCTTGTGGAGGCAGTAGCGCACCGCCAATCTGGGGGTTACCCATTTTACCAAGGCGCTGCATCTCAGCAGGGGACCACATGGTCATACCTTGAGGTCCGATGCTCTTGACCTCTCCGGGGGTGTACCACTTTCCACTGTAAGGGTCCTGACGCTGCCCGGGCACGCCCTGATGCTGCTGGCCTCCCAGTGCGGCAACTATCGTGCCCATGGGAAGCCCATTTTTCTCGACATACGCGCGTTCGCTTGGTGACGCACTCTGCCCCTCAACCCTGTCGAATGGGTCGCGCCCGGTCGGGGCTCCTGATTTATAAGGGGAGTATCCTTCTGCCCAAGGGTTTGGGAACATAGGGCTTGGAGGCTTTACTTGTGCGCTATTGTAAAGGGGGCCTCCCGCACCTGCCTGAGGAGCCGCAAACATATCCTGCGAAGAAGGCACGGGACCTCCCGGCGCAGCTCGGGCATCCTGCACAACAGGTCTTGTGGTGGTCCAGGCATCTAGCGGTCGGAAATCTCCGCTATTGTCCATCTCGGACGCCCGCGATGCCTCGTACTGTCTCTGGCGATCATGCACAAAGCCCGGCTGATAAATAGTCTGTGTATTATTGAGACTGTTCCCGGGAGAAAGCGGGGAATAGGGCGCTGGGTCTCCAAAAGACCGTGGCGTCGCCTTAATAGCGTCCATCACGACATCAGCGTTGGTTGGAGCAGGTTGCCCCGGGGACGCCGTCTGCGCGCCAGTCAAGCCTCGCCAAAACTCCTGCGCGATGGGCACAAGCGGGTCATGTCGCTGGGGGATGGGTCTGGTGGCCGAGTCAGCTACGGACTGATATGCGCTCACCGCAGCAGCAGGAATTGCCGCTCCAACGCCTCTCAGCGCGCTGCCTGCAGCAGCCGCATAATTCCCTTGCCCGGACTCACCTCCAGCTTGCTCAAATGCACGATCGCGCGCGTAGCCGAAAGTGCCGGGCGCAGGCCCGGGAGCCGCTGCAGGAAATTGAACAGGCTGCTGCGCAAAGCTAACTGGCGGAGCCATCTGCCCGGGATAGCCGGCGAGACCGCGAGGAGCCGCCCCGGGAGACATGCCCGGCATGTTGTCGATGGAGTTCACCTGCAGCAGCGGCGTCTGGGATGCGATAGCCTGACCTGCAGGACCTTGCGGAGGCTGTAAGCCGTTAGCCCCCGGGGGCAGCTGCCCGGGGTACACGCCCCGCATGGAGTCGATCACCGACTGGACGACATTAGAGCCCATTATTGTCTCCCCAGCTCCATCCACTCCGGCCGAAGCCGTGCTGAAGTGGCGTGAACATCTTGCGCAGCGCGAGCAGCCGCGCCTTGTGCGCAGCATCCTCGAACGACGCCTTGAACTCCTGCGCCCGCGCCGGGTCGCCCAGATCATGGTCGACAATGCGCAAGGCCAGATAGGCCGCCCAGTCCAACATCTCCAGATGATGACGCTCCGGCAGCTCAGGGACATCGGTCAGCTCGGTCAGCGGTCCCGACGGCATCCGAACGACACGCATCTTGTAGAGGTGCGGGGCATAATCCGCCGAGGGCTTGGGGAACAGGCGCAAGGTGATAGCGGAGACAGCGCCATCGTCCGTCTCCGCCAGCCCTTCATCGGTCGAGAACGCCTGCGGTCTGCCGGGGGGGAGCACCGCGATGGAGTTCGGATCGAAGAAGTAGGGGTCCGGGCGGAAGCCGGTGTTGAACTCGGCGTGGCCGGCGCGGACCATGTCGCCGCGATCGCCGTCCCGCTGCAAAGAGATGACCGCCATCACCGCTGGATCGAGAACGTACTGATCGACAATAGGGATGGTCGTGAACTGGGTGTACTGCGGCGTGACGTTATCCCGCAAGCACATCGCTTCGGTGGCGAAGCGGTAATAGGCCTGCGAAATATACCGAATAAGTGTCTCGTCGGACCATAAACGATCCGACGGACCAGCGATCAAATCGCTGCGATCGTACAAGATGTTTTCCCTAAGTTCCGTCAGCAACTCACCTAGGGTCACATCCGCCTCCTGTCAGGTCACCACGCGGTAGGCGTACTTCTGTCTGGATCGCCAGCCGGTGACTTGCTTGGTGGTCGGGTCGACCTGCGGCACCGTGATCACGGAGTGGTCCAGAATTTCCTTCAAATGCAAGGGAATGTCAACCTCCATGCCCGGCCGCAGCCGGTAGCCGTTGCCGTTATGGCCAAGAAACAACCCGGTGGGGGGAATGTCATCATTCTCCTCCAGCACGATGCGGACGGTGTTCTTGGCGATGGCCTCGGGAGCGGCCTTCTTTTTGAAGACTTTGGCGGGTTCGGGAGCCTCGATCAGGTTGCTCTCCAGTTCCTCAAGATTGGTGTCACTTGTCATCGTCGCTCTCCACTGACGCCGCAGCGAAAGCCGTATCATACGACTTGTCCGCCGGCATGGCCTTGTCGAGGTTCTTCTTCAACCACGACATAACTTCATTGGTTGTCTTGCACAGGATGTCGACCTGTGAGTCACGGTATGGCGTTTTCGGCTTACGGTTCTCCGCCTCGATCTTGGGATCGCGGGCATGGATGATGTAGCCGTTGGTCGCTCGTTCGATCCGCACGCTCATGTCCTTCTCCTAAAAGGTGGGCGGGGCAATTCCTTCAGGGGCATCCCCCCGCCCTTAACCGGCTGCTGGAGAGGCCAGCCGATTAACCCTCGATCTCGTAGATCAGCAGCGAGCTGGCGGCCGCGAGAGCCGCCGACAGCGTGATCGTCGAGTTGCCGGCAAGATCGGTCGAGACCGAGATCGCCGAGGTCGTGTCGACCGTGCGGGTGCCCGCCGCGACCGTCTTGATCGTATTGGTCGCCGCCATACCGCGATACCAGTCCCAGCGGATGTTGTCGGTAACATCCGTAATGGTGACAGCGGCCACCTCCGTGCCAACCGGGATGTCGACCACATTGCCGGCTCCGGTGAAGTAGCCGGAGATGTCGCCGTCGTCGCTGAACAGCGGGTTGCCGATCAGCAGATTGGCCGTGGAGGTGAAGCCGAGCACCTGCAGCGCTCCGGGGACGATATAAGTGGCCGGGAACGAGGACCCGTGAAACGTGACGTCGATGCCATTGGTGGTCATGGTGGGCTCCTAGTGTGTTCTGGCGAATACGCCAAAATGTTTCTCTGCTGCATTGCAGTAGGCTGCGTGAGCCTCCTGTCTGGTGTCGAACCGGCCTAGATGGATTTGCTTCCCGTCCACACGGATACGCGCCTCAAACTTCGCCACTCCGAACCTAGTAACCTTGACGACCCCTTTTGCCCCCTCCTTGTTCGCCGGCAACATGCTCTTGTTCGCTGCGTTCTGAGATGCTGTAGCCTCTCTCAGGTTTCCCCAGCGATTATCAGCCATATTCTTGTTCCGGTGATCTATTTGAGGCTCCGGCCAGCGACCCTCCATCCAGAGGAAAGCCAGTCGATGCGCTAAATAAAACCGTCCCTCGTACCTGACTGATAAGTACCCTCTGCTGCTCCGCGTCCCAGCGACCGCTCCTGCCTTGTGTTTTGAGATATTGACTCGCCACCGTAGCAAACCTGTCTCTGGGTCGTATGCGAACAATTCACGAACTAATTGGGCGTCCATTGTGTCTCTCCTTGCCTTTGAAGCAGGGAGAGACTATATTCACTACTGCCTGACCTCGTCAAGAGCAGACTTACGCGGTCGCTCCGACCTCAAGACGGGCCATGAACGCATCCTGAAGGATGACAGTCGCGGTCCAGAGCTTCCAACCTACTGTGCCCCGCTGGCCGAGCGGATCGCCCGGGGCCGGCTTCGGGTTGACGACCATTGGCGTCATCGAAGATTTGCCCTTGAGCGGGACGATGCCGAAGGCATCGCGGCCGAAGAACAGAACCGGATAGATGTCGGCGCTGGTGCCGCTGGTGGAGCGCATCGCGCCCTTCGCGCCGCCGGCATCCGCCCACGGAGCAAAGATGGTGGAGGTCAGGTAGCGGACCTGCTCGACCGAACCGATCTCGCCCTCGAACGGGGAAGTGTGCGGGCCATAGCTGGCGACCGGGATGAAGCCAGTCATGTTACGGACGTCGCTTTCCAGATCGGGGTGGGTGATCGCCATGTAGGAGGCTTCGACCGATTTGGTGTTGAAGTCCGCCGTCGAGGCGACCACCGTGGTGATCTTCTTGGCGTTCTGGCGGTTCAGGCCGGTCGTGACGCGCCGCTGATCGGCCAGCGCGATGGTGGTGATCACCGAGGACCGGCCCACAACGGCGTTGGCGTAGAACACATTGGTGCCGGCCTTGAGCACGTTGAAGCGCAAGGTCTCGACCGTCGACGCCGCCGACTCGCCGAGGATGTCGGTCATCTGCTGCAGGATCGGGTCGGTGTGGGTGTCCTCGATGACGTCGGTCATCGTCATGAAGTCGCCGTACTGGTAGAGCTGGACCGTATAGTCCTGATTGGTCAAGGTCGAGCCCGTCGGCGTGACGCCTTCAACCAGCGGCGTGATCGCCACCGGGATGCTGAAATTGGCGGAGGCGATGGCGTCCGGGCCAGCCGCGCCGGTCGCGCCGATCATGTAATAGCGACGGAACTTGGCGGTCTGCGTCGAATTGGTCGGCAGCGGATAGGTCTGGCCGAACTTCTCGATGTGCAGATAGGGAAGGGCGCGCTTGAGCAAGCGGACGACGGAATAGGCGGCAACTGCCGGAGATATATCTCCAAACGATGTAATCGCGGTGGCCATGATGGTCTCCTAATTAGCGTTCACATTGGGGTGTGAGAGCTGACTTGGGCCATCGAAAGCGCCGCTTGCTTGGCCTATCGAGGCGGTTCAGTGCTTACAGTGGCGAGTATGATAGTTAATTCCAGAGGTTATGTCTAGTGGGCGGGGGGATTGCCCCCCGCAACACTTCAGACTGCCTTGGCGAACGCAGCGAACGCCGAGTCGAAATCTTCCGGGGCTGTCTCGGCCACGTTGGACCGCGCCGATTTGACAGGCGCGAGCGCCGCGGCGGCCTTGCGAACCTGCGGAGCAGGAGCCGTAGGAGCTGCAAGAGCCGCCTTAGCCTGAAGGCCCGTCGCCAGTTTGTACCTCCCCACCAAGTCGGCCACCTCGGCCGGCGTGCCCTGCTGGGCCACCTGCATGTAGGCGTTCTTGATGTAGGCCGGCTGCTGATCGACCCACGCCAGTACGGGGTCGCGCACCTGATCGTAGTCCGGGATCAGCGTGTAGAGGTCGTTCAGGTGCGATCGCGTGGAGACGCCCGCCGTCTGCTGTTCCAAGGGGGCCAGCCGCGCGCTCACTTGCTGGAACACGTAGGAGATCAGCTGGCTATACTCGGCGCGCCGGCGCAGGGCCTCGGCCTTGGCGACGTCCGGCCAGTCCTTCTCGTAGGCCTCCAGCTCCTTGATTTCGTCGGGAGTGAACAGCGGGGCCTGCTGAGGCTGCGGGGCCTGCTGCTGGGCCGGCTGCTGGGGAGCCGGCTGTTCCCGCACAATCTGGGCGAAGCGCGCCAGAATATCCTCGCTGCTCTGCTGCTGGACCGGTTCCGGCTCCGGCTCCGGCGCGGGCTCCTCGACCGGCGGCGTCAGGTCCAGACCTTCGGCAGGCGCGGGCTTCTCAACAGGGGCCTCGGCCACCACCGGCTCAGCGCCGACAATGACTGGCGCGGGCTCCTCGATCGGCGTCAGCTTGGACGCAGGCTCCTCGTCGCCCAGCTTCGCCAAGTCCTCGAACATTTTGGCAAATTCGTCGGGTTCGTCAACCATTGGTGCTCTCCGCTTTCGGTGCGATGTCGGACATCTTGTCGGTCAGGATGCCGGCTAGAAAGCGCAGCACGCGCGCCCCGCCTTGCAGCGCCAGCAGGTCGTGGGCCGAAGCGCCGACCAGCTTGTCCTTGGCGTCCTCCAACTCAAGCTCCAGAAAGCGCCGCATCATCGACAGCTCCGCCGTTCCCCGGTACTGATTGAGTTCCTTGACCAGTTGAGCCCTCAGGACCCTGCTGCTGTCCACCACCTTGACCTCCCATGGCGCTCTCCACGCCCTTCTCCAGAATGTCGATCGCGGTCCTGATCTGCTCCGCGTCGGCGTTGGCCGCGTTCTTCTGCGCCTGCGCCATGCCCTTGGCCTCGTCCGCCACCAGCTTCCTGATCTGGGCCTCCAGCATCTTTTTCTGCTGCGCCTGCTGTTCAGCCATGCCGGCGTCGGCCTGCGCCTTGGCCCGCGCCACCTCCTCCTCGGTCAGGAGCAAATCGTCCAGATCGCGCACCTTGAACCGTTCGCGCGCGAACTTGCGCATATCGACGTTGACCTTCTCCTCGTCCGTAAGGGTCTGGGCCAGCTGGTCGATCTGGGAGCCGCGGACCTCCTTGGCCATCAGCGACGTCGCCCCACGCGCTATAACATTATAGTCGCCTTCCGGGGCTTTGTCAGGATTGAATTTTTTGTTGAACAGCACCAGCGACTGGATCACCGAGGTGGTGAAGGCGTCGAAGGAGCGGATGATGTCCTTGAACGGCAGCGCCTGATCGCCGCGCATCATCGACGCGCCGGCCGCCGTGCGCAGGGGCTCGGAGGGGGCCTGCGTCATATCGCCGCCGGTCGCCGGGCCGACGAAGGTCTCCATATCGGCGAACTTCATCCACAGGTCGATGATCTGCTGCAGCTCGTTGAGGTGAGCGTTGATCTCGACATTGCGCACCGCCGGCCACTGCGCCGTCAGGCCATCGTCGTCCCTGTACCAGTTGCGATAAGCGACGATCGCCGTCAGGTCCTGATCGGGCCTCAGCAACGTGGTGTTGATCTCCAGCTGGGGACCGCAGACGATCCCGGCGTTGTCCATCAGCATCCTCGCCGCGGCGCACACGGCCATCTGCGAGTCGCGCATGATGTTCGGCAGCCCTTGGCCCACCGGTGAGGTGTCGTCCTCGTCGAACAGGAAGGTATGGATGGTCTTGACCTCGACGCCCAGCTCCTTCCACGGGTTCATCACGCATTTGATGACATTCTGGTCGATCGTCCAGACCTCGGCGTCGACCTCGTCGGCCAGCTTGTTCTCCGGGACCTCGACGCCCGCCGCCTGCAGCATGACGCCCGAGATCGGGCCATGCCAGATGATCGCCTCATATTTCGACGACTCGGACAGCTGCTCGTTGACCACCACCTTGACGCCCATGGCGCGCAGCTCGGTCTCGTGGATGCGGGCGCGATAGTTGCCGGTCTGATGCGTGGCCAGATATTTCTTGATGACGTCCGGGAAGAAGTCCGGTCGGTCGGCCAGCTTGCGCAGCTGGGACCGGGTCATCACCTTGCGCCAGAAGTGCCCGTCGCCCGACTCCAGCGTCTTGGCCCCCATGTCGGGATACCAGTCCCACACCGAGCCGAACTCGAACTGGGGCTTGTAGGTGGTCTTGGGCATCGGCATGACCTGCCCGGACATCGGATCGATCTGCCATGTCGTCCCCTTCACCTCGCGGACGTAGGGACCGCAGAGCACGCCCGGGCCGTAGGTGATGCCGCTTTTCAGCACCTTGCGGTTCATCGTGACGTAGTCCGCGGACTGGTCGCCGCCGATCTCCTCCAGCTGGTCGAGGATCAGGGTGGAGAGCTGCTCAGCCCTCTTGTCCGCCAGCACTTGGATCGCCGCGACCGCGTAGTCCACGTCGACCTTCGGCTGGAGCCCGGCCTCGGTGTCTCTCTGGACCGCGTCCTGCACGGCCTGCTTGATGTCGTCCGGACTCATGTCCGGCGACGGGCTCGCCTTGAGCGTCCAGTTTTTGTCATTGCCGGGGAACATCAGGTTCATGATGCGCGACAGCACGCTGATGGTCTTGATCCGGGTAAGCCGCGGATATACTCTGGAGCGTGTAGGTGAAAGTTCACGTTCTATATCCGGATCATAGATCCCCAAATACTGACGTTGGTTACGTAACCATCTTTGCTCAGCTATTAGTCTATTAGAAGCGTATTGACTAAATAGACGATCTAAATTTTGCCCGAGGGTCTTCAGCTGCTCCGCATTAATCTTCTTGACCGGCGCGTCTGTAGGGTCCTCCACGGTGATGGACGGAGGATCGAGGTCGACCGTGGCGAGTGCTTGCGGCATTATCTCATTCCCCACTGGAGTTTAGCGGCGGATGTTACAGTCAAGTCGCTTCAGGATCAAGGTCATCGGCCTCGGACCCTTCGCCCGGCTGAACCTCGTGGATGCGCAGGTCCATCGTCGAGTGGATGCAGAACTCCTCCTTCGCCGCCGGCGGCACGATCCGCTCCGGCCCGACGGGGTTGCCGGTCTTCGGGTTGATGAACTGAACCTTCACCGGCCAGCCGTGGTTGGCCTCGACAGTCACTCTCGTCGTCATGATGTTCTCCCTATCGTTGGTGATATGTGCTGACATATGAGCTGGGCGGAATAAACTTCCGCTGCGTCCTTTGTCCTCCGACGCCGTAGCGCTGCTCCCTCTCAGTAATTCTGTGAAAATATCGGCAGAGGTAGCCGAACGAGTCCCCACTGTGGGAATAGGCGTTCTTTTCCGGCTCGATAGAGGCCACCACGTCGCGCTTCTGGTCCAGCCTGTATCTCCACCCGCCGCGCAGGGCGCGGACCAGCACCGGGCACATTTTCTCATCAATGCGCAGCGACGGCCCGCTCGGAGAGAGCGTGGTGGCGAAGTGGTCGATGGCGTCCAGCCGCAGCGGAAGCCGGTTATTCTGCTCGATCGACACCTGAAAATGGCGTTTTATCTTGTCCACGACCGATTTTTCGTCGGTTTGAGCCCGATTTGCGGCCGCCGGATCGGGCGCAATAATGAAGTTGTCGAGGTCCAAAAGCGGCCATCTGAGCTTCAAATAAGGCCTCAAACGCTCCGACATGAGCCTTTCCGCGCCATATCCGACCTGCACCAGCTCCCCAAGGACGATCAGCCGGCCCTCCAAGTCTTGCTGGCCGAAGATGAACGCCGACCCGCCAAGCCCCGGATCGAGCCCCGCCACCAACGGCAGGTGCGGGTTGAGCATCAGCCCCTTCGCAAGGTGCAGAGCCGGCTTGAACGACTGGATGACCGGCTTGCCGGACGCCGAGAAGCCCCATTCCGACTCGATGAACTGCTTGATCCACGCCTCGGACTTGCCAGCCATCTGGGAGGTGTAGTAGGCCTTGCCGCCCGGGAGGTTCTCGATGTTCTCCGCCTCCGGCGACAGACCGGATGGCTGCTTGTAATAGGTGGCGCAGGGCGGCATGTTCTGGTTCGGATCGTCGCACTGCCTGTGCAGGTATCCATAAGCCCAATTATCCTCCGTGGAAGGGTTGCTGGAGCCCCACATGCCCCAGTTGGTAGCTCCGCCGTCCTTGCTGGCAGGGTAACGTCCACAGCGAGCTGACAAGGCCTCTATGATCTTCCTAGGGACCTCCACGAACTCGTCAATGATGGCGAACGTCACCTCCAGCGAGAGCACCCGCCGCACGTCGTCCTCGGTGTCCAAGGGGCGAAACAGCACCTCGCATTCGATGTCGCCGAACTTGAGCGTGAACTTCTTGTCAGTCTCCCGCCATGTCCCGGCCTGCCCATCCTTGAACCAATAACTCCATGAGGCTATGGTAGTATCCCTTAACTGCTGGCCTGTGTTGCGGACAATAACCGCCTTGGTCCGCCGGATGCCATCAGAGCCTTTTGCTTGCAGCCCTGCCATATAGACCAGCTTCATAAATAGTCCAGTAGTCTTGCCCGAGCCTACAGCTCCTATAATCCAATCGTAAAACAGCTCACCGGGCAGGTAATGCTTGATGAATTTCTTGATGGTCGGCGGGGGTGTGTACTGGACTGTTTCAGCCATCAGCTCCACTTCCCGAAGTCGATCCCATCCTGCAGGACGCGCATCATCTTGGCCTCAGCTGAGAAGCCCCGGGCTCCAGACGCCTGCAGCTGATCGGCGCGTCGCCTGAGGCCAGCGTGATAATGCGCCGGGGCCAGCAGCTTCCCTAGCTGCACCAGCAGGTCCATGGTCGGATACAAAGGGTCAGGCTTGCCCACGCGTTCCTCGACTTCGGCCATGTCTCTCTCCAGAGGGTTAGAGGTTGATCTGAATGGAAAACGCATTGGCCTGCTGGGGCGCGTCATTGTTCCCATGGCCAGCGGCCTTCCACGTCGCCTTCACCAAATCCGCCCGGACGGCGGCCGGCGTGTCAGGGTCGTGGATGATCCTCCACGAAGTCTGCAGGAGCGTCTCCGACTGCAGCTGGGCCTTGAGGCGGAACCCCATGCCGTCCGCCTTGAGCATCTCCGCGTACTTGACCACCGCCGCCTGAAACACCTTGTCCAGCCGCAGGCGCTCCCACTGGGAAGCGTCGATGCCATACGACTCGCAAATGTCGGGGACGGTGTGTTCCCGGAGCGCTATCTCCAAGGGGAGAGTTGGCGGCCAGCCCAAGGCGGCGGGGTCACCGCGGCGCTGAACCGCCGGCAGGTGGTCGATCTCGCTCTCCAAGTCGAAATCCACATCCATCAAGGGATCGTTCCGCGCGGCGGAATGCCGCGATGGCTGAAGGTTATACTCCAGTCTGAAATTTTTGGCCAGATTTTTTGGAGGGTCTTTTTGGGGGGGGGTGAGGGGCGGCCTTCCCGGTCCAGCCGTAGCCCCTCAGAACTTCTAGCGATCCGGTTCGAGCTTGCGCTTCACTGGATTGCGGTGCCGTGTCCTTTGAGTTTTATAGATGGGGTTGGCGGGAGTATCAAGGGGAATTCGGACTGGGCTGGTGGAGTTTCAGGTTCAAGTACAGCTGCCGGCGGCGGAAGTATTGGCGGTTGTGGTTGGAAGTTATAGAATTCAGTTTTGGGTCAAAGTTGTTCACGGCTCCCTCAAACAAACAAAGCAAACGCCCCGGCCCCCCCTGCCCCCACCGCCCGGAGGGGTAGTAATTCTTTCCAGACCCTCTTAGCCCCTATGTTAACCATTAACAAGAGCTTACTTGACATTAACGCATAGATAGTGCTATACTTTATACATGGTCGAGAACGTCTCGGCCAAGACGAAAGGAACACGTTATGACCGCTACCGAAACCAAGCCCGTCGCCACTTTACCGGTTGTCGAGGCTTCTATCATCGTTCGCTTCCACAAGAACCTTGTCGCCGCCGGGCAAGGCGTGCAAAAAAACCGGGGCATCATTGCCAAGGTCGCCGCTGATCTTCCCGCGATTGTGCAAGGTCTGGACAAAGACCAGACGACTAGCGCGCGCCGCGATATGTACATTCATATCATCGCCGGTTGTGTCGCTTCGACGCCGACGGCTGTTGAAGCCGCGTGGAAAGACCAGAAGACGTGGTCGCCTGATTGGCTGTCGGCGTATGGCAATGCGCGCTCTATTGTGTCACAGGCTTGCGACGCGGCCGTATGGACCGATCCTGTCATGATCGCCGCCGTCGCCAAAAAGGCGGCTGACAAGGCATTGAAAAAGGTTGCGCCTCGCACGCCCAACGGCGCGACCAAGCCGGAAACCACGCCCGCGACGACTACGCCCGCTGATTTGAAGTCAGTCGTTTCGACCGCGCCCGCTGATGATCTGGCGCTTGCCTTGTCCAAGCTTCCTGCATCAACGTTCGCGTCTATTCTGGCCAAGGCGGCGCGCATGTCGTACTCCAACGGCTTGGACGCGATTGACGTTCACTTTGCCGATGCGATCATCGCGGCCAGTCTGGTTCGCGAAAAGGAAGCGGCTGAGCCTGCTACGCCGTGCACCAAGGCTGCGTAACCTAATGCGGGCGGCGCATGACGCGCCGCCCTTTCTCTTTTGGAGTTAAGACCATGCTGACGATTTGGTTCTCTGCCTTCGGCAAAAAATATTCTGTTGACTGCGAAGTCCTTTGGCAGGCGCAACAAATATGGGACAGCCTTGCTCTGCAATTTCAAATGGTTTCCGCAAGGCCGTAACATCTAACCATAACTCCGAAACCATAACCCGCCGTGCGAAAGCCCGGCGGGTTTTTTGTTGTCTTGTCCATGCCGCGCGGCCCATCGGCTTGCGCGGCTTTGTTATGATCTGAATGTTAATGATTAACATTGCGCTTTCCCCAAGGTGGACGGCGCGGTGGCCAGCGGCATAGTTGTTGCAGCTGCGCTCGCAACCCCAAAACGCCGTAAGTCGTTGTATTACCCCACTATTTTGTGTGACACAAAAAGCACGGCCACGGATTTGGCCACGTCCGGAAACGCCAAGTGTTTGAAAACAAACAAAAAACCTGTAATGTATTATATATATATATAGAGACCCTAGATTACCCCCCCTGAGCGAATGAAATCGCCACAATTTTGACACAATCGCTAATGTTATAGTCCAGAAGTGGAAAAGGGGTATATCTGCGCCCGCCGCGTATATATTCGAGACATATGTACTTTCCCCAACAAAATCAACCACTTAGCAAGCCATTTCGTGGCCGACCCCGTGGCCACGCCCGACCACGCTCGATTATTAACTGTTAACACTGTACGAAATGTGTCAAAGCCGTGGTGAATGTTATGCCAAACCAGTCTGCAATTGTGTCTTTTTCTATTTACTAGAAGTTGCACCCATTTTTGAAATTGCAACCTATGCGTCGCGACCCCCCCCTATTTAGTTTACATTGGAACCATCTCCAGCTCCTCGCAGACCTGACTAAAATAAGTCCTATAGTGGCCACGCGAAATCTCACAGATTTGACACAATTTCCTTGACCACGGCGTATCAATTCCGGCCTCTTTATCCTCAAAACGAATATAGTTCTTAGACACAACAATTTATTTTTGTTGGGCAGTCGCTTGGGCTTGACAACAGAACTATAGTGTGCTACTATAATGATAGTCGGTAGTTCACTCTTTGAGCAGCCGACCAGCGGCCCGGTTTGTTAGCGATTAACAAGCTTTGGCTATAGCCGAAGGACATGGACATGATGCACGTCTCGCATATCGGAGCGTTCTACCGCAAGGAAGCGCGTCACTCCCGCACCGATTACCAGTACAGCACTGCAAGCGTCAGAGCATATCATTACGAGCATATGTCGGATGAGACGCCTACGGACTACTTCCACAACATGGGGAGACGCTCCGCGATCGGCATCGTGTCGCACCGCGAAGTGACCGACGCCATGCTCTGGACAGCGGAGCAGATCACCAACCGCTAATGTTAACCATTAACAAGCCGCAGGCTACAGCAGCCTGCGGCTCACCTTAGGAGCCTTGGATATGGGCCAGATAAATAAGGATCGCGATGGGCGCATGATCATGCGCTACCTGAGCGAAGGGCAGTACGCCCAAGCCTATGACGCTGGACGCGGCTACTGCCGCGCCTGCGGAGACTATCAGGAGAACGTGGCGGCTGACGTCGAGTATGTCACCTGCCCGTCCTGCAACTGCCCGACGCTTTTCAGCGCCGCCAAGATGGGCGAACGTGAGTTCGTCCTTCAACCCAATAGCTGCCTCTCGCAACGTAACGACCACCGCCGCCTGCGCTTGGTGCGCGGCCATTAAGGAGCCTGTCATGACCGACCATATGAGCGTCCCTACCCAACTCTTGGCCTATGCGCGAGTGCAGAAGCTCGAACGAGAACTGGCGGAAGCGTCCGCCATCCACCCTGACTACGCCAGCCGCCGCTTGGCGGCGGTCAAGGAGCTGGTGCTCCACGTCAACGTGGCGCGGAACTTGGGAGAGCCTGAGTACCGCGACTATCTCCGCGCCTGCGTCTTGACGCAGGACGGCAATCTTATCACTCTGTTTTAACAGGAGATTATCATGTCGTGGAACCGCAAGAACACTGAGCGCAGCCGCAACTATCGCCAACTTGGTCAGCTGACTGCAATGGTGGATAGGGAGCCTGAGCCTACAGGGCAGGCGATCCGTTCCGCCGCGTATATCCGCGCCACCGAGGCCTTGGTGCGGTTGGCCAATCTCGACCGGGCCTTGGAGAGAATGTGATGGACTGGCATCTGCTCCTGAACATCGCCGTCGGCATGGCCGGCGGCTTCATCCTCATGGACTTGCTCCGCATCGCGGCGGAGTTAGTCTTTTTCATCTTGGTGATGCTGGTCATGCTGGCCCGCGTCGCCGTCGGCGCGCTTGTGGATCTATGGAGGAAGTCATGAGCATCTATATCCGCTTCGAGTATGGGCAGGAGGATCGCCAGAGCAAGGACTTCGGCCCTTACGAGTTCATCCAGCAGACCTATGAGGCCATGCGGGTCGAGCCTGTCGGTGGCGACGGCAACGCGGATGAGCAGCTGGCGTATGTCAGCGGCGATCTGTGGCTCGTCGATGGCGTCACCTATTCCGACTTCATTATTTGGGGAGACAAGTCATGAGCACGAGCTTTGTTAATGCCTTAACAATCGCCGCCGACCTCGGCGTGTACCTCGGCGCACTGGCCATGATCGTGGCCGTGGGCTTTGGCGTCGCTGAGCTGGTCGGCCTTGCTGATCGGTTCTTGGTCGAGCGGTCCATACGCAGGGCCTTCATCAACCGTCGCCGCACGACAGCGGCCAAGGTCATCAGCCTGCGCCAGCGGCGCAAGGTGTTTGGCCAGCGCGAACTTGAACGGAGGAAGTCATGATCCCGTACAACCTCCCACGAGGGACGCCGCTGGTCTGCATCGACGACGAGGGCTCCTCCAGACCCTTGTGCAATGGCAGGGTGTACCGACTGGTTCGCTACCAAGGCGACGACTTTGTCGTCCTGCTCCACCCTGATGGCGCGGACTATCAAGCAGCCGATGATGTTGATCTTGTTAATCATTAACAAAGCCGAAGGAGAAAACAAATGGTCGGAATCATCCCCCGTCGAGAACCGGAGGGCGTCGCCGTGTTCCGCATGACGCCCGACGACATGGCGTTCCTGCGCGAGGCGCTGCCGATCCAGCGGCATATCGAACTGGTGCGGTCGAGGTCCTTGGCCTTGGCCTCCGACTCGCTGCGTGTCCTGACCGCTGCCTACGACGACGGCAAGCTGTCGGAGCACGGCTATCTGGCGATGGTCTGCGCCATCGCTGACATCCTCTCACCCGAAGGAGCGGACCAATGAGAGTGAACCCTTCACAACTCACGAACCATCCGCCGACGCCCGACCCGCGCACCTACGACGCGGTCGAGGTCCTTGGCCTGACGTGGTTCGATCGAAACGATCAAGCCTGCCTGCGGCGCATCGTCCCGCCGCCTGTCGCCACGCGGCTGGTCCATATGAGGGCCAAGGCGGTCGTCGCCGACACGCTGCGCGCCATCACGGTCGAGCGGGCCTACGGTCGGCTCAGCGAACATGCGTTCAGGGCGATGGTCGTCACCCTTGCCGACCTGCTCTGGCCAGCGGAGGGAGAGTAAAATGGAAATCAAATCGAAACGCATCATGCAAACGGACGAGGACGCGGAGCCGGGGTGGCTTGCGACAATCGCTACCGCTGATCCTGCTGTCGCACAGATGGTGCTGGACGCTAACCCTGCGTCCTTGGACGGTCGTTCCCAATTCGTGTGGGTGCGGCTGGCCAACGGCGACCTGATCCTTGGGGTCTATCCTCAAGGCGACACTTACTTCGACACCGAGGTGGATGGAGGTCGGCCATGATCCCGCGTGACCTCAAGCCGGGCGCGCCTCTACGCCAACCTGACTGTAAGAATTGAAAGGACATGACCATGCGCTGGAGAATAACCTACATGCCGAACCTCGGTCTGTGCTACGCATACTACCACACGGACCAAGTGTATGCGGAGACGTCCAAGCAAGCCAAGCGTATCGCCCGCAAACTGTGGGGGCTGCGCAACGTGGACTACAGCCGGATGCAGGCCAAGCCGTTGAGCGCGTGAACTTGTTAACCATTAACAAAGCCAAAGGAGAGTAAGATGACCATGTTCAAGGAAACGATCCAAGCCCTGCTGGAAGCGGGACTACAGTGCGAAGCGTCGGCGCAGGGGACGCGCGGCGCGCGGCAGGCGCTGATCAACGGCAGCTATTGGATGCGGGAGCATGAGGTGACAGCCAAGCTGGTCTCCCGCGCTTGCTTCAACAACTATGCCGCGTGCGAAGCCAAGGTGATCGCCCTGTGCGGCGCGCATGACGCCGACGGCTCGCCGTCCGACCTGCTGGACCGCCGGCAAGTCAAGTGACTTGTTAATCATTAACATAGCTCTGGAGAGAGTATCATGCCTAACGAAGTCTACTACATCCTGATCGCCGCCAAGTCCGGCGAGGCGCACAAGGTCGAGGGTGAAATCAAGCTCTACCCGTCCCGTGATGCCGCCATCATCGACGCCATCGCCTTGCGCGAGACCAACCCCGACCAGCACTACCTGATCGAGGGGCCGCACACCAAGGACCGGCTCAACTGGCAGGCGCGAGAGCGGGCGCGGCTGGACGACGGGACCCATACGCCGCTGATCCCTGAGCTGGCGCAACACTGCAAGCCCGGTCACTTCGCCCATGTGGCCAAGGGCGACCCGAGGTCCTTGGCCTATACCAAGAACGAAGCCGACGGCATCCGCGACATTCAGAAGCGGATGAACGTGGCGGCCTATTTGGAGGCCTACGCCAATCTGACCAGTGACCAACGCCGCTTCCTGCAGGAGATGCACCAGAACATGGCGTCGGAGGCCGACCTGCTGATCGCCAAGACTGGCGATGAAATTCAGGAGGTCTATCAAGAGCATAACGGCGAGGGCGGCGTCGGCTCCTCGTGCATGAGGCACGACACGGATGTCTTCGCTGGAAGCCAGCACCCCGTCCAAGCCTATGGCGACAGCGATCTGGCGGTGGCCTACACCAAGGATGAGCAGGGACGCACCACGGCGCGGGCGATCATCTGGCCGGCGAAGCGGTGCTACTCCCGCATGTACGGTGGGGATCGCTACCTGCCGGAGCTGAAGCGGTTGATGATGGCGGCTGGCTACAAGCCATCGCGCGGCTACTACGGCCACTGCTCGGACGCCTCCGAGCACTCGCTGGCCGGCGCGCGGCTCAAGGCGGTTAAGGATGAGCATGAGCGAGGCAGCTACATCGTCCCCTACCTTGATGAGTGCTGCGTCGGCGTTCTGGACGACGCGAAGGAGTGGATCACCCTTCACAACGAAGCGCCTGCCGGAGCCAGGATCATCAACATCAAGGAGACCAGTGGCGTCTCGCGGGTATCCGGGCCGCGCTGCCCGTCCTGTCGCTCCACCAGCACGGGAGACGCGCCGTTCGTATTGGCGTTCACGACTTATCCGGCGGAAGAGGGTCAGGTCTCGCAGCACTGCTCGAACTGTCTCAACTCCTACACTTTCGTCTGCGCGGGGACGGGCCAGCGCTACAACTCGAACAGCGTCTCCCGGGCCAACGCGAATGGGCAGGATTATGTTCGGGCTTGGGCGGAGGCGAACCTGCCCATGTGCGGGAGCTGCGGCAACTTCACCCGTCCCGAAAGGTTTCTGCCGATCAGGAAGTCCTTGGCCCCGGAGCTGTCTAAAATCTGTCCATCCTGCGCCAGCGCCGGTGCGTTCTGGTGCGAGGAGGATGGTGTGCTGACGTCCGACAACCTACGCATCCGGGCGCTCGACGTCGGGGCGCGCAAGCGGGTGGTGATGGGAGACGTGACCAAGCTGATCGACAGGGGCTATTCGGTCCTGTCGAAGCGCGCGGCGGCGGACCCTGTCTGGGGTGAGCTGCACACCATCGCTCTTGCCGAGGTCGAGCATGGGCCTGTCGAGTTGTGTCAGGTCAAAGTCCTCACGGGCGCGCCGGTCACGAACTTAGCCGGGAGGTCGGTCGAGCAGTACCTTGGCGTCGTCTCCGCCTTGCGGCGGATGCTGGTCGGCTACAAGCCTGTCTGCTGGACGCCCGAGATTGAGGCCCGGCTTCCGCATGTGGGAGATTGGGTCAAGGTCCGCGACGCTCTGGCCTTCTCCGAGGCGAATGGCTGTGTCGGCTTGGTCCTCGACACCTGCACGCATCCGACTCACCCGTTCATGGTTCGTTTGTTGGATGGGCGCGAGGCGTTCTGCGCGTGCAGCAGTCTGACCAAGGTTCCGAGGCCGGAGGTCAATGTCATTGTGCCAAGGACCGCTCCCCACATTGGGGAGACGGTGATGTTCAACCACTACTCAAGCCCGAGGTTCGGGCAGCGCGGCGTGGTCGAGAAGATCGAGAGCAATGGTCCCCTGTCCGGCGGGCCGACGCTCACCGTCCGGTTCCCAGATGGATCGTCGCGGCGGGCGGCTCCCATCCGGCTCCAGAGGATCGGACCCGAAGTCGAGCCTGATCCTACCTTGCCGATGGACCTGCCTGTCCCTTTGCTGCCGTCGAACGTGATCTACCGCCCGCCTCACGTCTGGCAGTTGGGCGACCGCGTGAGGCTGCTGCCCAACTGCGTCGAGGTCTCGATCCCGGCGCGGGAGATTGGACGGGAGGCGGTGGTGATAAGCATTAGCTTCGAGCGTCTTGTCGTCCGCATGGAGACGGGTCACGCCAGCACCGGCGACGAATGGTACGTCCGGCCGGGCGTGTGCGAGCTGATCGAGGCCGCGCCCTCCTCGATCGAAGCGGCAGAGTAACCAACAAGCAAGGGCGGGAGCATCCCGCCCTTGTGAACCATTCACAAGCCGAAGGAGCAGAACATGAGTAGCTTCGGGACCAAGCAGTGGTCGTACTATAAGTGGATGTGCAAGACCCGTGCAGTCGCTCACATCGCTGCTTACTGGTGGCACAAAATATCAGGCAACATATCACACAGGCCGCCGGGAGATACTTACTGAGCCTGTTAATCATTAACAAAGTCAAAGGATCAACACCATGAGTGAAGAACGAGGGACTACCTCGACGATCAGCACTACCACGAGCACCAACGTGGTGGCGATCGCCAAGCCTGTCGAGCCGGAAGAACCCCGGATCAAACTGTCGGACGTCGTCACGACCAAGAAGGACGCCAAGGCGCTCAGCGACCTGATCGAGATGTTCGACCGCTGCCGGCCGCACGACTCCAAG